ATCTTCTGGATATGCATCCCATTTTAAATTGTTTCTTTTGCCTTTTAATAAATAAGGTGACAAATACCTGTAATTTATTTTGTGGTGCAACCTTCCCCCATTTCTGGTCTGTTTTTCTGCATATATACATGAAGGGAATTGAATTGGTGTCACAAGTGACTTTGATAATAATTTTGTTTGATTATATATGTCTGTTAATCCACCCTTTGCCTGTGCAGATGGTGTTTGTTTTAATACCAGACCAGATGCAAATGAACCTGTAAAAAACCCTTCATTCATTACATTAACAAATTCAGATGTGTCATTGTCCAAGACACCCTTCCTTCCTTTGTATATATAAGGCATTAAATAAAAGGATGTGTTCATTGTTTTCTTTCTTAATAGTTTGGTGTTGAACCTTGCAAACATGTCCCCTGTCTGTGATAATGCAAAACTTCCAATGTGGTGTTTTATCATTAGTGTTTTAATTGCTTTGAATTTGTTTATTACATCATCAAAATCTGCAATTCCATCATAAACTTGGAATGGTCTTTTTTCAAATCCATTGGTGTCATCATCCATCACAACAAAAAAATTAATGTCAAGATCTTTTGCAATGTCATAAATCATATTGATGCATTGACCTGTTGACCTTCTGTGTTCATATGCCCTGTGAACATAATCATAATTTTTAATTGATTCTTGCATGTCAAAGATGTGTATTTGACAACCAAGTTTGTTCATTTCAATTTCATATTCTGCAATGTCATCTGTGGCATTATCCAGAACCACATGAATGTGTTTGGGATTATATCCATTTTTGACAAAGTATTTTGCAGTTTTTACATTTGTTGGTCTGTGATATGAAGGAATAAATATATCAATCATCTTGTTCTGTGCTAAATTGAAACAAGTTTAAAATCTTTAAAAGGTCATCTTCAATAAACCCATCAATCCCATCATCTGTCACAACCAATCTTAATCTTTCAATAATTTTTTGTTCATCATCTGTGGCATTAAAATGATAATAATTGGCAATACTTTCAAAATCTATTTTGATAAATCTATATGCAAACATTTTTAAAATGTCCTTTTGTTCTTCTGAAACATTTGATTCTTCTATTGCAGAAACTTTTGCATTGTATTTTGTCAAGTCCAGACAGTCCCCCAATTCTAAATTGGGAATGGAATCTGGTTCATAATAAATTGGTTCATATTTTAATCCAGAAAGTAATTCAGTGTTTTTTATTGTTGGAACATCCACACCCCAATTTTCCAATTCTGTTGGTTCATAATTGTTTGCAAGAATATCCCAATCCCATTCACCAAAAGATGAATTGTCTTTTATTATTATTTCATCACAAATTTCTAAATATGATTTTTTGTGGTTTAAAAATGCATCAGTGGTCAAATGAAAATCTTTGGTATATTTTTGAACAGGGATTTGTTTGTGTCCTGCTTCCACACATGCACGATAACGCATATTTCCACCCAGAATCACATTGTCTTCATTTACCAACACACTTCTGAATTGCAACATTTCTGGAAATTCCTTGATGCTTTTAACAAGTTTTTTAAATTTTGCATCTTTTATAATTCTGGGATTATTGGGATTAACCTTGATTTTTTTAATGTTTACCATTTGTGTTTCCATATTGATATAACGAAAATTTTTTTATGAATTATCTGTTGATTGGTTTTCAATAAATTTTGTTTCTTGTTCTAAACACATTTTTTGAATGTGTGTGTCATAATGTTCTTGTATTTTAATATAAATGTTTTGCAAATCTGCATTTGGAAGAAATTGCATTTTGTCTTTTATATATTCAAGTTTAATTTCATCTGTTGCAAAATCAGAAGTAATTAAAATTTCATTGCACCAAGACATTAATTGTGGATTATATTTTGAATAGATGTCCCAATTTTTTATTGCATGAAGAATTGTTGCATGATGTGTTTTAAATCCTTTGGTAAATAAATAATCCCTAATTGATGAACAACCCATTCCCAAAATAGAATGCAGAAGGTAAATCAACAATGCCCTAACTTCAACAATATGTCTATCCCTTTTTTTGCTTAATGGATTAGTGTTTGTTATTTCTTGAACCCTTAACAAAAAATTATCTTTTAAATTCATTTATTTCAATTTTTCTGTAATGTAATAATTATCAAGGACATCTGAAAAATCATCATTCATAATGTCTTTGTTTTCAAAATATTCTTTATATATATTAATTGCTTGTGTCACCTTTTGTTTCCCTGCTTCAAAAAATTCTTCTGATATTTCAAACACTCCGACATCAAGTGATCCTTTGTCCAAAACCAGAAATGACATGTCCAACCAATGCACATCAAACAATTCACAATAAAGATATGTTTGAATGTCATAACCATATTTTTTTGCACTCCATTTAAAATTTTTGATGTCACTACAACTTTTTAAATCACAAATTCTGTTCTTCCCTAATATGTCGGCCTTCCCTCTAAATGGCATCCCTTGAACCATCCCAATTGCAGGAACTTCATGTTGTGCATCACCAATCAATTGCAATGCCTTTTCATTCCTTAAAAGTGCATCTGCTAATCTTTCAGCATCTTTTTTTTCTTTGGATGTGTAAACCTTCCCAAATTCTTCTTTTGCTTCTTTATATTTTTTTGTGTTCTTGGATGCCACATCAACAAAATGCAATTCATCAAATTTTTGGGGTTCAAGAACCAAAGTGTGCAAAAGGAATCCATCCCTTAATGGTTGGGTTTCTTCATTGTTTCCATACTTTGTGACATAATAATATTTTTTAGGTGATTCCAATAATAATTTTAAACTGCTTGATGATAATGCAATTTTATTTAATTCACCATAATAAAAGGAATCATTTTCCATTCTTCCCAATAATGTCTTTTTTAAATATGTCTGTTTGTTTAATAGTGTAATATCTTTCATTTTGTTCTTTTTGTTTTTAATCCTTTGTTTGTTTTTTGCCAATTATAAGTTTGTGAAAATTCATCACATTTTATAAATTTCACAGGTTTGTTTGGTGCTTTGAATATTCTTTTTTTCTTCATGTTAATTGTTTTGTGTATGCCTTTGTAAATTTTAATTTCTTCACTTCCCATTGGTAAACATCTTCATGTGAAAACAACCACCACTGTGCCATGTCATTAAACAAACCATCTGATTCTGGTCTAATAAACATGTAATGTGAAACATTTTTGTCCTTGTTGTGTGCTTTATAATTCACCCTTGCTTGAAATCCATGTGACCACAACCCTTTCACATCAATCTTCATTTCATTCACTTTTATGTCATAATCTTGGACAGGTCTTCCACCAAGCATTTGCCCTGCATTATATTTATATTTGTGTGACCAAAAAAAATATTGTGCAATCATTTCACACTTGCATCCTAATTGGTCAACCTGCATGTTTGGTCGTGCCATTTCTGGACACACTTGTGAAAGATATTGATTGTTTGTGTCCCTTAATCCCCCAACATAAAGTGCTTGTTCATTTATAAGTGGTGGATAATAAAACATTCCATTTGTCTTCTTCATAAATTTGTCAATTTTTTCAATTTTTCAATTTCTTCTTGAAGTTGTTTAATTTGTTTTTCACACTTTCTTTTTTCCAATATTGCATTGTTTTTATCTTCCCTATATTCAGACATTGCCCTTTGATGCAATTGAAGTTCTTGTTCCATATTGTGTGACCAAAAAAAAATGTCAACAAGTGACTGTGACAAATCTTTTAATTCCTTATTGTCTGGTTTTAATTTTACCCATTTATTGACAAGTGCAGATGCCATTGTAAATGCAGAATAAAATTCCAAATCCTTCATGTTTTGTATTTTGCCCTTAAACATGTTTTAAAAAAAATCAAAATCCATTTCATCATTTTCAAATTCATCTGACATTTTGTATTGATATTCAATGCTTGAAATATCTAATTCCCTATGTTCAAAAGATGCAAATGGTGTTTCTGCACCATAAATAATCCTTTTATTATGTATGTTAGAAATTTTATTTAATTTTTTACTAATTTTTGTATATGCTTTTTTGTCATTATCTGCATAAACATCAAGTTGGATTTGAAATCTGTATCTTGCCATTTTAATTGTTTTTTGAATTGATTTACAATATATATAAAATAAATGATATCAACAAATGTTAATTAATCATCCTTTAAATAAACATAACTTGCAACAGATTCTGGAAGAAGATAAACTTCTTTTCTTTTCTTTCTGGCATTCCAATATGTTGTGTTTGGACAATACTTTTTTATTTTTTTAAAATCTTTTATTCCATCTAACCAAAACATGTAAGTCCCTTTTGGATCACTTACAAAAAATATTTTCACAATGTCTTTGTCTAATGCCATTAATTCATCAAACTTTGCCACTTCAATCATTTTAGTTTCATAATATTTTTTTCTAAACTTCATTTCAATCACACATTTTCTTCCTTTTGGTGTCAAACCTTCTGCATCATATAATTCATTGTGAACCCCTGTGTGTTCAAGTTTCCATTCATCAAAAGTATTTAAGAACAAAACCACTGCCTTTTCAAATTTATGTGTTGTTTTTAGTTCCTGCATCATATATGTCATTTAATTGCTTAATCCATTCTTGAATTCTTTTGGGTGAACAACTGCATGGAATTTTGTATTTATGTTTAAAATATTTTGCATGTAGTTCTGCAATCAGAACCACTTCTTCATGCTTTAATTTGTTGGATGTTCCTGCACGAAACTTTTCCCAATCTAATTTGTCAAGTTTTTCCATTTCTGTTGAATTTTATTTGATTCCATTCTTCCCTTCTTTTGTCACAATTGCAATTGGGATAAATCTTTTTCCAAACCCATCTGATGCCTGTGAATTTTGTGATGTAATACACAATGTTTCCAAGTTTTATTTTCATTTTAAATGTTTTTTTACTTTTTTGATTGTTCTTTTAATACTATAATATGAAATGCCTGTTAATTCTGATAATTGCAACATTGAAATCCCTTGAATGCAAACAATGTCAAACACCCTTTTATCATACCAATGCATGTTTTCAAGTTTTTCTTTCAGTCCAATTGTAAAATCAACTTCACTTTGTTCTTGTTCATTAGATTTAACGAAAATTTTTTTGTTGTCTGTTGGAATGTATTTTTTATTTTTTCTTAATAGGTCAATCCAAACACTTCTTAAAACCTTAAAAACAAAATAATAATTGACTTCATCCTTATTATAAAGAATTGAATTGTTTCCTCTTTCTTCCCATTCATGAAGTTTGATGTACATATTTTGAACCACATCTTTTGCAGTGTGTTCATCTGCACCAAAGGATTTGACAATATTAATCCAATCATCATTTTTTAATGCAAGTTTATCAATCAATCTATTCATCCCAAAACGTAAATTTTAAACCACCTAATCCAAAACATATAATAAACTCAAAATGTGATGGTTCACCTGTTTCATATTCCCATCTTGAATCAAAGACCAGAACACCAAAAATAAAACCTGCTAATGGAACAATTGATATTTTCATTTAAAATGGAATTTTGTCATTATCTTTTAGTGGTTCATCCAATACTTTGACACCACCAATTTCAAAACCAACATTATTGGGAATTGACTTCATAATAATTGGATTGTCATATGATGTTGGTCTTCCACCTGTTTCAACTTCTTTCACTTTTCTAACATGTAAATGTGTCTTTGTCCATTCTGTTGGGTGTTGTGTATATCGATGAATCACAATAAAATCATCTGCCCTGTTTACAAATTTCCCACCACCTTCAACATCTGATGCCATTGGTGGAATTGGGTGACCACCAAAAATGTGGTCAACAGGATGTTTAAATCTTAATGCAGATGTGTTTGCATGTGTGTTTAACCAAACAGAAACTTGATTTTCTTTGCAAAACATTCTTATTTCTGTACATGCTTGATAATCATATTCATGTCCCCCCAAACTTTTCATTAACTCTGGACTTTTGGTCATTGAATTATAAGGATCAATTAACATTCCACCATAATTCCAAGCATCTTTTATGCTTTTTGCAAATGATAATAAACTTCTAAAATCATACATTGTATTGTTGTCAATTATTTTAAAATAGTCATTTATCCAATTAAGGTGTTCATCAAATTTTTCTTTGCTTATTAAATTAATGGGTTTCTGTTCCAGAAATTCCACAAACTTTCTTAAAATACTGTGTGATTCATTTTCACTTGAATAAATCAACCATCTTGTTCCATTTCTTTTTGCATAACACAACATTAAATAAAGAATGACTGTGGTTTTTCCCACATTTGCATGACCAAGAATGACATTAAAATTTGATTTTTTAAATCTCAAAAATTTGTCAATTTCTTTGTTTCCTATTCTTTCACCTTCTTTTGTTTTGCCATTTCTTATGTCTTCAAGTTTCTGTGCTACTTCATTAAAATTAATTATCATTTTGTTCTTTGTGTTTAGTTTTTTGAAAAGGTATAAAAAAAAAGGGGAAATTTCTTCCCCCTTTGATTTATAATTGTGTGTTCTATTTTAGAACAATAAAAAATTATATTATCCTAAAAAGGCATGTCATCTGTGGTTTCTCTGTCTGGCATATGGTCGGCACCTGTGGTTTCTGGTGGTTTAACATAATCATTCCATGCAGTGTAAATTTTATCACTGCTTTTTAATTCATCCCACATCAAATATCCATTATTGTTTTTATCTGCCCAATCACCAAAAAATTCCAAGAACTTTTTCATTTGTTTCACATTTATTGAAACCTTTGAATGTACAAATTCAAGTGGTGATTCTTTGACTGTTAAAAAATTAATGTAAACCTTTTTTTTGCCATTTTTATTGGTTTTCACAAAGACACCAATGTCATCATGTTTCCCTTCTGCTAAATTATATTTTTCATCCATAATATTGTTTTTTAAAAGTTGTTGTCAAATGAATAATTTTTTCCTGCAACAAGTTGTGCAGATTTAATTTCATTTTTGTTTTTTAAATCTTGATTTTCTTTTTTCAATTTTTTGTTTTCTCTTTGCAATGCTTCAATTTGAAACAGATATTGCCTAATTAAATCTTGTGTTCCTGTCATATAATGTTCTTTTTAAATTGTTAATATTTCCACAATATATAAATATTATATAATAATTACAAACAATTGTGCATAAAAAAAAGGTGAAGAAATAAATCCACACCCTTTTCCCTTTTCAAAAAACAATTGTAAAAGAACAATTTACAATAAACGAAAGTAAACGATTATTTTAAATTATCCAATTTATTTTGAAATTTTTCAATAATTTCTTCCAATTCAAAATTTGCTAATTTGCACAACTGTTTTGATTTTAGGGAAAGATCTTCTGATGTTCCTTGACCAATATTTGATTCCAACCATATTGAAAACTTGTATTGTTCACCGTATCTAAACACATTGCATCCAGCACACTGAACTTGAACATTTGTTTCATCCCAACGTGTGGAATAAAATTTTCTTGACATAAAATGACCTGCCTGTAATTTTTTAAAATGGTCAACTTTGCCACATGTGACACATTCAGACATTTCATTTTTGGCATGTCTTTGCCTTATCCACAATGAAAACACTGTGTCTGCTTTTTTTATTAAAGATTTTCTTGATTTTTTTTTTGGTTGTTTAGGTTTCACAATAAATAAATGAAGTTTTTCTTTTATTATATAATAGAATTAATATATTATATTAAATATATATATATATTGTTTATATTATATTATAAATTATTATATAATATTGCCTTATTTCTTGTTGACATAATCCTTCATCATTTTTTCACCTGTTCTTCCTATAACATATCCACCAATTCCCAATTGCAGAAGATTCCAAAATTCATTTTCAAGTTCTGGAATTCTTAAATCAAAAAGTGGTGCAATAAATTTGACATAAATCACAATAAAACCAAACGCTAACATCAGAATGGGACGCCAAGATCTTTGCAACCAATTCCCTTTTGCTTCTGCAAGAATTATGTCTGTTTGTAATTTTTGAAGTTCAAGTTCTTTTTCTTTTAAAACTTGGAAAATTCTTCTTTTTGCATCAATTCTTTCTTCATCATTGGTAAATAAATTGTCAATTAAATCACTAACAGATTTAAACACATTTGAACCAAAAAATTCCAATATTTTTTTCATTTACCTTGACCTTTGTATCTTTTTAAATAATTCTTTGAACTTTTACACTTGGATGCCTTTGTTTTGCAATGCACACCCTTCCTTTTCCTTGATTTTGTTTTATATGTGTTTGTACTTAACTTCATTTTTTAAGTGCTTTAAAACGCCTGTAAATGCTTTTATACATATTAATAAAAGAATTACTGTGTAAATGTTCAAATGTGGTTCACCACACAATCCAAAAAAGTGTTTTATTGTTTCCATATTTTATTTTTTTGTCCATTGGTCATAACAAATTGCAATCCTTTGTGGTGCAGTGTATTCCTTTTTCATGACATCACTGTTCATGCATTTATTTAAAAATTGACTTTTGGATTCATTTCCTGTTGGTTTTGGTATTGGCATAATATAAATTTACGAATTTTATTTTAAATTACTAATCCATGCATATTCACTGTGTGCATCAAAACAAGGACAACTTTTTGAAGAAAATTCATTGTGACCATGCACAGATGCATTTGGAAAATCACATTTTAATTGCAGAAGAAGGTCTTGCAAAGAATCTTTTTGTTTTTTGGTTCTTGTGTCTTTTGCAATCCACTTTCCTTTTTTCTTTTTCTTTTCTACTCCCCCAATATAACAAACACCAATTGATGTGTGATTGTGGTTCAAAGTATGCGCCCCAGACCTTTCAATTGGTCTTCCTTCTTCAACTGTTCCATCAAGTTTGACAACATAATGATATCCAATATCAGACCACCCATTTTTTTCCACATGCCATCTTTTTATTTCTTTGGCATCAATATCTTTTCCTTCCTGTGTTGCAGAACAGTGTATTATTATTTTTCTGATTTTTCGCATATACAATTTGTTTTTAAGTTTTCCAATAATGCATTCCATTTAAAATGAATTGAACATTTAAGTTTTTCAAGTTTATTTGCTAAATATCGTAAACCATTAATTAAATATTTCATTGCTTTTTATTTTTATTTATTAAATACCATTTTTGTGCAGTGTAACCAATTGACACAGATAATAATATTATTTTTAAAATTACATCGATATCAGTCATGGAAATTGCAAAACTTCCTGTGTTTAAAATCATCAATTTAAAATCTTCCATTTTCATTTTATATTGTTTCTGGTTTCCACTCCCATCCATTTGTGTGATTTGTGTAATCATCAGAAGGTGGATTTACAATGTATTGTTTCCATTCATCTGGTTGTTCAACATCATGCCAAAGAATGTCAATTGCAAATTTATTATTAATCATAATTTCACCTGCGGTTTCCCAAACAACATCATTGTCAATTTGTGAAATTAAATTTTCAAATTCAATAATTGAATCAAATTCATATTTATACCAATTTATATTTCCTATTTTCATTTTACATTTGTTAATTGTTTTAAAATATCTGCATCAAGATTATCTTCCCAAAGTCCATATTCCAAAATGTAATCCGTTCTTTTACCATTAAATTGCCAATAATTCATTGAACTTGCAACATATAAGTCCGCAAAATATTCTTTACCATTGACAACAATATTTCCATTATTTGAATTAAATGCAATTGCATTGATACCTTGATTTAATAGAACATAATCTTTTCCTTCAATTCCTGTTTCAGTTGAAGTTGGGAAATATGAAGAATCAAGTTTTAAATAATATCTAAAATCTTTATTTTTATTTGTTGGGTCGCGCCAAATTCCCATTGAAGTAAATTGATATTCTTCTGAAATTTGTGTTCCATCTATTGTGTTTTTTTGTCCTCTAAAAAATGCAAAGTCTGATCCACCTGTTTGCCATCCCCCCAAATTTTGTGAAGGTGTTGCATTTGTTGAATCAACATTTATTTTAAAATAAAAAGTTTGACATCTTTTTGACAATTCATTGTATGAAGTACCATTTTGAACTGTGTAATTGTTTGGCAATCTAAATTGAGTAAATGACACACCTGTGTTTCCTGTTCCTTTGTTTTCAATATAATCCCCTGTTACATAATCAGTATATTCATTGAATTGATAACTTGATAATTCTTGCATCAAACCATAAATTGTGTAAAATGTTTGTGCGTTAAAATACAATGAAGGATAATTATAATTTCTTTCAATTGAATAATCTAATATATCCTGTGCATTTGCTTGTAAATCTGCACTGTACACTTCCATTTTTGTATATCTTCCAAATGTTGTCCCTGTTCCTGTTGTTGTTTGATTTTTTGGGTTTGGTCTTAAAAATATTTTTACCCTTGTATAATCATACGGACATGATTCAAATTGTACATTTTCAATAAATTCTGCATTTGAAATATTTCCATCATCTGTTGTTTCATATGCAACAGTGTGTGACCTGTTTAATAAATTAATTGTCAAACATGTTTTGTTTTTTTTAATGTCATTTGCATACCAATCCACATTTGATTTTTCATTTGTGTTTTGAAACCAAAATGCTAAACTTGGGACAGTCAATCTTGAAATATCTTCTTGTAATATTACAGTTGAAGTTCCACCACAAGGCGGAATTGATTCCCTTGTTGGTTGACTATTACGAATCCATTCTTCATTTAAAAAACCTGTCCAAACATAAAATGAAATTACTTGTGTTCTGTCACGAGAATTTGAAAATTTGTCAAATACCCTTCCGATTCTTTGTCTGAAAAATCTTTGATAAACTGTGTTATTTTTAAAATCTGCACCCCAACTTCCTTGTGTTCCTTGAATAAATGGTGTTCTTTTTGTGTTGACATTTGTCACCACTTCTTGAAATGTTTGGGTCACACCATTATCACAAACAAGTTTAATGTCATATGAACTTGTTAATGAAGAATATAAAATTCTCCAAAATGTGTCACCATTTGTTTCAAACCGCAAAAGGTCTTGTGTTGCAGGTGCATAATTTCTAAAAACACCTGTAATCCCAACCCCTGCATTTGTGCTTCCCCATTTCATTGCAGAATTGTTTCTGTAATCAACTTTGACAACTTGGTTTTGATTTTGTTGTCCTTCATTAAAATTTCTTAAAAATTCATATCCTTGATTGTTTGCAGGATAACGATATCTTAATTCAGAACCAGAATATCCCACCATGTATGGTAAATTATACCACGAATCAAAATATGTTCCCATTGATTGTTGTGGAACTTCTGTCAATTTTTGTGGAACAACCCATGTGTTTGATGCTTGTTTTGTTGCAACATCTTCTGTTGTGTAAAAACCACGCCATCCAACCACATAATCCATAAATGTGTGTGCCTTTTCTATTAATGCTTTTTTCCAACTTAATTTTGCCATTATTCTTCTGTGTTTGGTGTTGGTGGTGCATAAGGATCAATGTCATATTTTGCAAGTTCATCCAACCATTCCTGTTCTGTGTCATATAATGTCACAGTTAATTCAGTGGTTAATTCTTGAATATCTGTAATTGAAAAATAATAATGTGGAATTTCATTTTCCCACACAATATAAAAACCATTATAATTTTTTATGTCTGTCATAATTTATTTTTAAACTTGTCCCCCATCTGTAATTGTCCAACCATTTGCAACCAATGTGTCCCTGTCTGTTTTGCCTTGTCCAGAATTATATTTTGATGCACCAACAGTCAAAGACCTACTTCCAACACTTGTAAATGTTGTATTAACTAATTTATTTAAAAGATAATCATATTGTGTTGGTGTCATTATTTCAACCGCATTTCCAGACATTGACAATGCACCCCCTGTGTCAATACCACTAAAATTGAAATCACCCCATTCAATTGACCTTAAAAGATTTGTAAAATTAGATTGAAATGCAGAACCCAATGAAGTTGTTCTTTCTGAATTTATAATTCCATTCATATTCACTGATGTCAAATTTCTACAATTTCCACAAAGTGAATATGCATTTCCTTGCGCACCACTAATCCAAGTAAATCCAGACATGTCCAATGTTGTCAATCCTGTGTCTTGTAATGCAAAGGTCAATGTCCAATATTCAAGTGTTCCCCAACTTTTAATTTCTGTGATTTGCAATGCTTCTGCATCAGTCAAAAATATTCCTGCCGAAAATGGTTGTGGAACATTTCCAGAAACAAACAATTCATATGATGCACCAACAGGCGCAGAATAATTGTGTGATGATGTTCCTGTCAAACCTGTTTGTGTTGTTCCATCACCCCATTCAATATCATAATTCCATCCTGTTCCCTGCCATTTAGCAAATTTTGCCGAATTTATATTGCTTAGTGAAGTGTCAACAACAAAATGTAATTTTTCAGATTTTGGTGGCGCAGGTGGTGTTGGATTTGCATCATTATAATAAATATCGCCCCATCCTGTTTGTGTTGGAAGTCCCCAATATGAAGTGGCATATATTGAACCCCAACCAATATTGTTATTTGCCATAATTATATATTATTTTGACATTTTCCATTGTCATTGTTGTTGTCCATCCCATTTTTTATCTTATTTAAAAATTGTTTTAATAACCTTACATTTAATTGTTTAGGTTTTGAATTTCTTTTTTTTGTCATTTCAATTGCATTATTTCCAAAGTGTCCCATCATAAAACCCAACCTGTAAAATCTGCACTGTAATCCGGCCACATTCCATCTGCATCATTGTTGTTATATTCTGGATATAAGTTTGAATTATAACACATGTAATCCAAATATCTTCTTGTGTAAAATTGTGCAAATTGTCTGTGTCTGGAAATCATTGTGTCAACTTCTGTTGATGGAACAGTTTCTGCATTTTCACTTCTGTGTTTCATCACACCACCATTGGCAATTGTATATGATGCAAATGGAAGATAATCAACCATTGCATAATGAATCAACATGTCTTTTAAATAGTGATCCACAAGAAATAAATAATCCCCTGTTAAGGTGTTGGTGGTGATTTTATCACTAATTGCATCATATAATGATGTCCCCAAATAATTCTGCAAATGAATCTGTTGTGCAATACGAATAAATTGAATAAATTTTTGGGTGTCCACTGAACCAGAAACAATTGTGTTTCTTGTTAAATCTTCCCTTGATATAAAAAGTGCGGTTGCCATATCTTAATTTGTTATTTTTTTGGATTCCATTGTCCCCTTCCTTTTTGTCTATCTGTCGCAATTTTTGCCTTTGCTGAACCACGCGGATTTTTCAAATAAGATGAAGGAATTGTTTTAGTTTTATTATAGTTTCCAAGATTTTTGGACACTTCTGTGTTGGATGCCAATCTATAAAGAACACGCACCCATTTATGTTGACAGTAAACACCGCCTTTTAATTCAAAAATGTTGTATCGAATTGATGGTTTATGTCTGAATTCCACATTCACATTGTCTTTGAAAGATGCTCTTTCAATATCTTCAATACGCCACACAATTCC